TATCGAACCGTTCGCTCCTGCGCTCCAACACTTGCACCAGCCACCGTCCTGCCTGTACTGGGCCGCCGTTAACTTCTTCCAGGAGCTTGGCCTTTATCTCGTTCCGGAAAGCCTCCAGGGCTTTGATTTCTTCGTTCAGCTCCTGGAGCATCTCTACCGTTGTAACCAAGTCGCTCCGGTCTGTTACTTCAGCCTTGGCCCTGCGGTAGTCCGGGTGGCAGTGGTAGGTATACGGGCACCAGGGCGGCCTGCATTGCCAGTTATCCTGCGGGTTATAGGGTGGGTCTATGTCCAGCCTGTGTTCAATCATTCCTGCCAATTCTTTTAAGCGGCAAGCTTCATTCCAGAAATACCTTTCATTCTCAATCAATATTGACTCGTAGTACATATCCCACATGCGGTTTCTTGGCGTCTCCTTGTTCCGGGCCACCAAATAAGCTTTTTCTAATCCAGTAGCTGCTAGGTATAACTGAACGTGCGTCCAGTATTGAGGATAGGCTTCCTGCACCCCTTTTTCTCTTAACTCCTGGAAACCACGATTCGAGAGGCATTTAGCCTCTAAAAGCACTTTCTTTCCCGCGTCATTGGTAGCAATAGCATCGATATGACCAACGGCAATAATGCAATCTTCATCTTTAAACACAACCTCCCTCTGCTGGTCGCTCAGTGCATACGGGCCACCGGGAAGGTTCTGGGCCGCCCACTCTAGGATGCTCGACTCGTGGAGGTTTCCCTCAGCGAACGCCCTTTCGCTTCCCTCCCAAGGCGGCAGACCATCCACGCCCCAAGCCTCCAGTTGGAGGCGGCGGGGACAGGCCCCCGCCTGCGATATGCGGATGTGCGTCATGCCGCGTCACCGCCTTCGTACTTCTTCTTAAGTTGCGCTAACAAGGACTTTTCTTCGTCTTCCTTGCGGCGCTCCAGGTCGATTTCGTCAACTGACTTAACAAACTGCCCCACTTCAAGACCACGATCATAAACCCATACCTTTATTTCCGCGTCAGCCTTAGTCACTGCGTAGGCCGAGGAGTAAGATGATCGCATCTGGATTTCGATGTGCACCACCCTTGCCTGCGGTTTTTCATTTACCCAGTCAACGAATGAGTTCAAATCCACATTGACTTCCTTTGTCATCTTTGATACCATCTCCTTAGGGTTTTTAACTGTGCCGCTTTTTCAAGCGGTTTTTCTTTTTCTTCTTATCCGGTACTCCGCCAAGCTGATTACGTTTGCAGGCATCCCGGCCTTTAGCCAGACCCGAAAGTCCCGGTTCTTGCCGATATAACTTGCCAAAAGCCGCATCTTGTCTCCCTCCTTATTCCGCCGCATCTTAATTCTTTCACCATATCGCCCCTCCCGACTTGAAATATTTCGCCCAGCGCCGCTCCTTTGGTGTGGCTCTGCGCCAGGCCCACCAGGAACGTAAGGCATCAAAAAACTTTAGCTTTATCAATTAGCTTTTACCTCCTTCCTGTGTAATTACAGACCAAACACTTTTCGAATCTCTGTTGCAACTGCCCAAAAGCCAACTCCGGCCAGAGCCAGAAGCGCCAGGCTCACGATTATATTCAAACCTTTGTCGATCAGTTGGCCGGCCAGCCAAAGTTTAGCCAATACCTCCAGGGTCTTCATCAGCACTTGCCTCCCTGAACTTGTATATTGCACCACAGGCACGACACATAACTGTTATAACCTCGTCGCCACTCAAGTAACCACAAATTCCCGAACCGCACGCCGGGCAGTTATGGTTATCCGATACCTGGTCAGATTCAATAACCACAACTGGCCAGAACCCCAAAACGGTGTTCATAGGTTCTGCTACGCGCACAGTGCAATTGTTTACCCTGAGACTTTTGATGCCATATTCGGCCAGCCTGTCGGCTATAAATGTCATCATCTTCTGGCAACTCCACTTGCCTGTCGCATATAGCCTTATCGCTGTGGTTATTTCTGCCCTGACACCAGGTCCGGGGAACGGCAGTATTTTGGCCATGAGGATACTTCCCTTCCAAGGTATTCAACGAATCCGCCATACAGGTAATGAATAAACTGCTCTAGGCATTTCTCGCCTTCCTCGCCTGCCGGCAAATAATCAATTCGGCACGGCTTTGGCTCTATGCCAACCACTCTTTTCCCCTTAGTGATAAGCTTGTGTCGGAAAACAACTTTTTTCAGCTCCACCTTTTTACCCCCCCCCACGCCGCTGGCTTTGGACGACGGACCAGCTTTTCCATCGTCCGGCAGACGGGGCACTGATTGCAGTACTTATGAAGCAGTTCCGGGTTGTTGAGCGCCACCGCTATACTGGCCGCATCGTCCGGCCAAATGTCCAGGACGCCCGTTTCCATCCGGCTGATCACCGGCTGGCTGTACCCAACCCGCTCGCCTAACTGCGCCTGGGTAAGACCCTGGTTTTTCCGGGCTATCGCTATCCATTCCCCGAATGAGATAGATTCTAACAGCCGCCGGGCCTTTCGGTATCTGGCAAGGTCTACAACCACGCCATTCCCTCCTTTCTATTCGGATTTTGCATATTTGTTTGGCAAAATTAACCTTGTTTGGTATCTTTAGAATCACCCCCAGAGAACAAAAACCCCTAACCCGCGTTTTGGGAGCGGGAAGGTGGATTTGCAAAGTTTTCGTTGTCAACGAAACTAGAATCCAAAAAAAATGTTGCAATAGGTACTTCTAATGCAGCAGCTATTTTTTCGAGGCTTTTTATCGAAGGATTCAACCGTCCTTTCTCGATGTCGCAAAGGGTGCTGCAAGCAAGTCCTGCTTTTTCCGCCAATTGAATCTGTTTAATATTTTTCTGTTTTCTTAGAGCTTGAATTTTTGTTCCGAGCATCTTACTCACCCCTTTGGTTTAATTATACGCTGTTAACGAAACTTTACAATAAGCGAATTCGTTCGTTACGAAAGTTTATGGCCAAATATCTGGTTTTATCTCTAAAATTCGTTAGCTACGAAAAATTTTCTGTTTATATTTTAACGAAAATTCTCTATACTATATACGTCTAAACCGAAAGGGTGTTGTTTTATGGCTGACATAGGAGAGAAAATCAGGAAATTAAGAGAACAAAAAGAAATGGCATTAAAAGAGTTAGCTGCACAGGCAAAAATATCTATTGGGTTTCTCGCGGATATTGAATCCGGCAGGTCAAACCCCTCAATAAAAACACTCAAGAGATTAGCGGAAGCATTAGACACAACTCCCGATTATCTTCTCTCAGGCACAACAAGGGACATCCCTCCAACCGATTTAGAACTGGAAGAAATCATCGAAAAAATACCCAACCTGCGTCTGTATGGGGAGCCCATGGACGAGCGGATTAAAGAAGATGTGAAGATGGCTCTGCGAATAATTTATGGACAGAGAAAAAGAGAAAAGGAAGAAAAAACAAAGAGGCGTTTTCAAAAGAAGTGATTCTCCATGCTAGCAAAAGCGAAGAGGCTTGCCAGAAAGGGGCTGAAGCCGATGGAAATAGCGCAGGAACTAGGGATAAAGGTTTTCCTCGCTCCGTTTGAAAACCTGAACGGCATGGCGGCCTCTCTCGAAAAAGATAAATATATTCTAATCAACGCAAACCTTGCTAAGATGGAACAGCAATTCGTGGCCGGACATGAACTCGGCCACTTTTGTTTACACCCTTCGACAAATTTCGTGTTTATTCTGCAAAAAACATTTTTCCATAGCAAGCATGAGTACCAGGCCAATATGTTTGCGTGCGAACTTATTTTGGGAAAAGAAACAAAAAAATATCGCCAGGCTTTGAATAACCTTTGTGCCTGCGGGGAAATTAGAGAGATCACAAGGTTTATTGATTCCGTAATAAATCAACCATAAGGAGGGGGAGTCGTGCGCCGAAAGCTGGTAATTATAAGCCTTCTGCTGATTATCATTCTGAGCGTTTCTTCTTGCGGCAGTCAGCCGACAGCACGACAGCAGATCCAGCCGCAGGAAGACCGGGTAAAGATATTGGTCGGCAGTATAAATAGCGATAAGTATCATTATGAGGATTGTGAATGGGCGAAGAAGATTAAGCCAGAAAACCAGATTTGGTTCTCTTCTCCAGAAGAAGCCTGGAAAGCTGGTTATAAACCGTGTAAAGTCTGCAACCCGCCGAAGCACAGGTTACTTGATGAAGAGAAGGGGTAAATAATGCCCCGTTGGATCATGCCTGCCATTATTTTGACCTTTGGACTAATGAAAATTGGGCAAAAGCATATTGAAGGAGTAATCGCTTAAAATGGGAATCTTTCTTTTGTTTGTCGTTCTTATACCAACCTTAAGCGTAGCCGCTTTATTTTGCATTGTTCTTCGGCAGCAAGCTGTTAACTGGGGACCGCTGATATTATTTGGTACGGTTGTTCCTATTATCAGTCTTTTTTCTGCTTGGTGGTTCATCGAAGGGAGAACAAAGAAAGGAAAATGATCAAAGCCGCTATTTACGCCCGCTATTCGTCTGATAACCAACGCGAAGAATCAATAACTGCCCAGCTCCGCGCCTGCACCGAATACTGCCAGAAGAAAGGTTATGCCATCGTCAAAACCTACGCTGATGAGGCCCGGTCTGCCCTAACCGACAACCGGCCGGAGTTTCAGCAGATGATCAGCGACGCAAGGGCGGGTCTGTTTGATGTGTTGGTTATTCATAAACTGGACCGCTTTGCCCGGAATCGTTACGACAGCGCATTTTACAAGCGGGAACTGCGCCGGGCAGGGGTGCAGTTGGAATCTGTGCTTGAGCGCCTGGACGACAGCCCGGAATCCGTACTCCTGGAAAGCCTGCTGGAGGGTCTGGCCGAATATTACAGCAAAAACCTGGGGCGGGAAGCTATGAAGGGAATGAAGGAGACCGCCCTGCAGGGGAAGCATGTGGGCGGGATTCCTCCACTCGGTTATGACGTGGTGGACCAGCGGTACGTTATCAACGAACACGAAGCAAAAGCGGTCCGGCTTATCTTTGAAATGTATGACCAGGGCTTTGGTTACGACGCGATAATCAAGGAACTGAATGCCCTTGGTTACTGTACAAAACGAGGCGGTACCTTCGGCAAGAACTCCCTGCATGAAATCCTTAAGAACGAAAAATATATCGGCCTGTTTGTTTTCAACAAACGTCAGGGAAGAACGCCGGATGGACGTAAGAATAACCGCCGACTGAAACCCAAAGAAGAGATGATCATTATCCCTGGAGTTGTCCCGGCAATTATAGACGAAAATCTCTTTTGGAGGGTGCAGGAAAAAATGCTGAAGAGAAAGCACAATCCCGAAAAGGCCCGAAATAAAGCGAGGACAACTTACCTCCTTACCGGCCTGGTGGAGTGCGGCCTTTGCGTGGCGGCCTACATCGGGAACATGGGCAGTTGGAAAAACAAAAAGGGAGAGAGGCAACAGGCTTACTATTACGAGTGCGGGGCCAGGGACAGGACCAGGACCTGCACCAACCGCAGGATTAGGAAGCACATCATTGAAGGGATTGTGCTTGCCGAAATAGAGAGGTCCTTCTTTGCTCCCGAAGTAAAGCCATTGCTGGTGGAAAAGATCCTCGACTTTTACAAACAGCAAAAGGTTAAAAACAGGGATGAAATTGGCTACCTGGAGAGGGAACACAGGCGCCTGCAAACTGCCATTGTCAACCTGGTGCGCCTGGTGGAGCAGGGTAAGGCAACTGATTCTATCCTGGAGCAGCTTTCGCAGCGGGAAAAGGAAAAGAAAATGTTGGAGGAAGAGCTGGAGAGGCTTGCACGGCAGGAAGAACTGGACATCGGCAGGAAAGAGGTCGAGGCTTACCTGGACGAACTGCAAAACCGCTTTAAAAACAGAGAGGACGAGGAACAGTTGAAGTCCCTCGTCCAGCAGCTTGTCGAAAAAGTGATTGTCTACGAAGAAGAAATAGAAGTGATACTCAAGATCACTTTGGTTACCGGTGGTGGAGGCGGGCCGTGCTGGACGGTAACCAAAGTTATTAAGTGCCCTGCGAGGCATAAAAATTTGGCATATTTTTTGGCATAGGGGGCCATATATCAATCTGTACCCCGTGGCGCCACAGGAACTCTATGCCTTCCTCCGAGTGGTAATCCCGGCGGATCACCACCCGGGAAATAGCGCACGAAACAATGAGCTTGGCACAGGTCAGGCAGATGTCGGCGTTCACGTACATGGTCCCGCCCTGCACAGCCAGGCCGCGCTTGGCGCAGAGGCAGATGGCGTTCTGCTCGGCATGGACGCAGGGCTTGTAATCTTCCCGCGCAGCATTGAAAGATATATTTTCCAGGGCTTTGCGTAATCGCTCAACTTCATATCTTAGTTTCTGGTTCTCCTGCTGCACAATAACAAGCTGGCGTTTCAGTTCTTCGCAATAAGGACAAGTGTTATCCTCTTGTTTCGGCAGCATCAGCCTTCACCTGCTTTGCCCATTCTTCCCCGAATTCATCTTTAAATGCTCTAAGGGCTGCCTCAATAAGTCCTTTGATCTCATCTGGAGTGACATTAAGCCCCAATTCTTCAGCTCTGGCCGCCAGCCATTCGGCAGCTTTCTGGTATTTAGCCTCACCGTGCAGATCCCGGTAAACCTGTTCCACAAACCTTACAGCCAGGGCTGCCAGCTCTTGCTTGGCTGCTAACTCTGCTTCAATTCGCCGCATTCCTTCTACGCCCAGGCGCTTGCGTAGCCATGCTACCACATAACCCGCCGCCAAGGTTGTCAGTAGCACCAGAACATCATACAACACCCGCAAAAGTAAATCATTCACTTTATTACCGCCTCCTTTATATTCCTCCGCTGTTTTCTTTCTCAACTTCCTTCTTTTTTATCCCGGCTAGAAACCATAGTTCGCCGGTGGTAAAGGCAAACCATGCCGCTATTAAGGCTGTTGGTTCAGCACCTACCTTTATGAATGCGTATAGAAACGCCAGTGTGAAGAACATATTCAACAGGACCACAAGGGTTACGATAAACTTAGAAAATCTCATTTTGTCACTTCCCAATTAATTTAAGTACACGATCCAGTAAAACAGCAACCTCGGCCCTGGTAATGGGCTGGTCCGGGCGGAAATTGCCCTTTTCGTCACCCTTAATCAGGCCGAGCTTCGCAAGTCGCTCGATGGAACCTTTCGCCCAGTGGCCGTTCGGCACGTCTTTGAACATACCAGCAATCACCTCTCTTGCGACATCTGCTGGCCCACGGCCAGCCTTGATTTCCCCTAAAGGAAAGTAGCGGCCCGGACAGGCGGTAGAATACAAGTCCCGGTGTCCTACCACTTTAACTCCTGGATACACCTGTTTCAGGTAGTCCACCAGCTCCAGGATGGCTTTCCACTGCGCAGGCGGCATGTGTTCCTGCTCATAATTGCCTTCACAGCAGATTGCCACGCTGTTTGCATTATATCCGGGACAGTGTGCACCAACAGCATCATGAGGACGCCCCCGGTAAATCTGCCCATCCTTGGAGACAAAATAGGCATAACCGATGCCGGCCCAGCCTCTGGCTAAGTGTGAACGGTGTATATCGTAAACAGAACATTTAGGCCAATCTGCATGGTGGAGAACAATGTAATCGGTACGACTTCGTTTCGTTAATTTATTTCTAAATTTTAGGTTTGTTTCAATTACTTGCATTAAAGCCCCTCCTTATGTTATATGGTATATCAATTTAAATTGGAGGCTGGTTTCTATTATCCGCACCTTGGTTCACCCGCCTTTCTTGCGTCCGATTAAGCCAGATTGTAGCCGATTCCTGCACAAAATAGCCGCCGAGAATTATCCCCAACAGCGGCACCAACGTCTGCACCACGGCCAGGGCGCTTTCATTTTCCAGCGCCCGCCAGCAGAAGAAAAGAAATGTGCCGGAAAAGCCCAAAGCAAGCAGGTCTTTAAACGAAAACTCTAAGGGCCGGGAGAAGAAGTCTTTCATAAAGTCACTTCCCCGCAAAGAACTGCGCTATTAACAGAAGAAGAGAGGTTATCACCCCTCCCATAAGTCCGATAAGCCACATATAAATTTTGTCGATCTTCGCTTCTAGTCGCTGCAAACTACCGTTCTGTTTTAGTTGCCAATCACGAAAATTTTCCGTATCCGCTTCAAGCGCCGCAACCCTTTCCGCCAGTTCAGTCAAACAAAACCATCCCCTTTCTAAGAAATTAAACCGGTCCTCCCGGTTTCTTTTTGGCGTTCTTAATAGCTTTCTCAACTAGCCCATCGTAGGAGCGCAGATAATCTTGGACATGCGCCTCGGTGAATCCCGTTTCTGGAGGAGCTTCCGGCACCGGAGCGCCGTAAAGGTATCCAGCGGCCATCCGCGAAATCCAGTTATAGCGCAATCTGGCCTGGCGCTTGCGCTCCGGCGTAGTGTTCGGGTCCATCTCGATTTCCCGTAGCTCCCGCCGCAGATCGGCCAGGTTGTCGGCGATTGCCCTCATTGCGGGAATGGCCGCCACAAGTCTTGCCTCACGCTCGCTTAATTCCTTGCCGTGAAGCCTATAGTCGTTATAAAGCTTCTGCGCCCTGTCGTAATCTTTGTAGAACCTGTCCACGATCCGGCTGCCGCCTTCCGCCGGACCGTAAAGCAACGGGCCAACGATTGGGACATATTCGATTCCCGCTCTTTTCTCGCTTCCCGGCCCTTTCAGCGGCAGGCTCAGTAGGTCAAGGAAGGTTTCTCCAGCGCCACCAAAAGCGCCCCTCATGAAGTAGTCGATCTGCCGTGGACTTGGTGCCTTCTCTCCCATAAACAAAGCCGCTATTTGCGCCAGTTTAATGGAAGCCTTCTTTGTCTCCGGCCCGTAACGATATTCAGGGGATACTTGCATCTCCCTTTGCGGCACTATCGGAGAACCGTAGAAAGTTTTGTTTCTCGCCAGATCCCAGATCGTGTTCACCACCATTGACGTGGGTTGAACGCCGAACGATTTTTTAACTGCCGCAATTAAGTCTTCAAGGGGCTTCCTTCTGTTCGGGTCGTCGCTGTCGGCCAGCCAATCGAGGAACCTTTCCAGGATGTTGGCCGGCAGGGCGTATTCATACGGCTTCGCCAAAGCGATAAACGTGGCCTTGCCAACGGGGAACCACCAGTAGGCGTCCCTCGCATCGCTCGGCATATCCTTATACCTGTCGTCATCGTGCGACAGTGCCCAGGCGATCAGGGTCACTGGTAGGACGTAAACCAGCCAGCGCACCATCGTTCCCGCCGGGTCAGTTTTTATTTGCCTGTATGCCCGGTAGATACCCTGAACACTCCCCTGCAGGAAGGGGACCGTGCGGGTGTACTTCCTCCAACCCATGCTTGTACCTGCAAGACCGAAGTTAACCACAACCTCACGCGAAGCGTAGGCGGCCTCTATTAGCGCCTTTTCGGTTTCTTTTGCAAGATCTTCTGGTATATTTCCTTTCAGAAGGTCGCCAATTGTAAGGTCATGTTTTGCCAATTCCTTTTTCAGCACTGCTTCAAATTCTGGTATTCTGGGGGCCTCTTCGAGTATCCTTAAAGCATCCATTGGCGCGTTGACGATTCTCACAAAGATGTTTTTGGCTGTCCTCTTCCAGCCAGGGGCAGGCGTGGCCATGAGGCCGTCTGTTGTTACTGAACGCCGCATAGAGTTAAGAACTTCCTGCACCGCAGAGCCATAAGCACCGGACTGGATATATAGGTCGAAGAGCGTTTCAGCATCTTTGCCTAAGCCGGCCGCCGTCAGAGCCCCTTTCACGAATCCTTTAATCATAGAACGCTCAAAAGTTGTTTTTGACTGAATTCCAGAGGCAACAACATCCCTAACGAAAGCATTGGTTAAATAGCGGATATTAGCCAGCGCTCCGAATCGGCTCACCTGGGCCAGCATCGTTAGAACCTTCATCAGCCAGTTGTATTGAATGGGGCGCATACTTTGCACCGCCTCAAACAGGTCGGGCGCCAGGCGCATAAACACCTGCTTGTCGCCGTGCCTCGCCACAACTACCGGTTCCGATTTTTTCAGGTCGCTTTCCAGGCCGGGCATGAACAGCCTGATCACCCTGCCCTCGTCGTCCGGATCGAGTTCTCCCAGGAAGTTGTCTTCGATTTGCCTGGCAAGGTTTCCGAGATTGATTCCTCTCACCGTCACCGGTCTTTCAATGAAAACACCGAACCTGCCCATCTCCGGCATCTTCAGGCTTTCTTCTATCGTCTTCATCATCCTGTTGATTTCAACGGCCTGGATGGTGTCGTGCAACCTGAGTAGGGTGGCTTCTATAAAGTCCAGCGTCTGCGCGGTGTGTCCCCTGTACCTCAGGACGCCTGGCCCGCTTGAACGCATCGGGTCCTGCGCCGTTCCCCTTACCTGGCTTTTGGCTGGATAATAAAGAGGCAGGTAGTATTTTGAACCTTTCCGTATCCTGTCGGCAGTTTCCTCTGAGACGACTGCCCCGGCCACCAGGCGGCGCAG